CCCAGTCGTCCGTCGAGGCGGCAGACCCACTACAGACATTGCTGCTCTCGAGAAGATCCAAGCCAACTACTTTGTAGCTCGTCAATGCTGTGCGCACCTTCTAGCAATGGGCGAGATCAAGAAGAAGATCGAGGTGCTCAAGACGGAGCTAGACCCAGATGGGTACATTCGTACTTCTTACAATATTGCTGGTACTTCTACCGGCCGTTTTAGCTCTAGCTTTAGTGAGTTCGGCACTGGGGGTAACCTCCAGAATGTCGAGGAGAGCCTCAGATCGATCTTCATTGCACAGGAGGGAATGAAACTTGCCAAGTTCGACGCGAAGTCAGGTGAAAGCTATGTCGTTGGCGCACTCGTTTGGAACCTCCTCGAGGATGGACGCTATCTGGACGCATGCGAATCGGGCGATCCTCATACTGCCACAGCCCGTCTATGTTGGCCGAACCTACCTTGGACAGGCGATCTCGTCAAAGATAAGAAGATCGCCGAAAGGAAATATTATCGGCATCACTCTTACCGTGACACAAGCAAGAAGCTCGGGCACGGTTCGAATTACTGGGGCAAACCTCCTTTCCTATCAGCCAATGCGAAAATTCCTGAGCCGATCGTCGCCGACTTCCAAAGCAAATACTTCCGCATCTACCCAGGCATCCGCTCATGGCAGTCTGATGTGGACCAGCGGCTCAGGCGAGACGGTTACATTATCAATCTCACCGGAAGGAAGCGCTGGTTCTTTGGTCGCCGAACTGACGATGCCACGCTCAGGGAAGCAATCGCCTACGATCCGCAAGGTTCTCTTGCCGACATCACTAATCGAGGCCTTATCCAAGTTTGGCGCGGCTCGATGGCGCGGCCCTATCTCCACGACCACGACGCCATCACGTTCCAATATCCAGAAGCGCAAGAGGACAAAATCATCCCGAAGATCATCGAGAAGCTAAGAGTGCCAATCACCCTAAGAGGAGGACGGACGTTGGAGATACCCTACGACTGTGTCGTGGGTTGGAATAGAGGAAAGTACGGCGAGGATAACCCCGATGGATTGCGCGATTACGTTCTGGGAGATGGGGGCCGACGCCGTAGCCCCAAGGAAGATATTTTAGACCAACGGTGGTAAGCTATGAAACTCAACGGGTCTGGCGCCAGGAAGCTAAGTTCCTGGATAGAGGCCTTTGTCGCCGACACCGAGAATACAGAGGCCCCTACTATCTATCGACAGTGGTCGGCTATCGCAACCATTGGCGCTGTGCTGGAGCAGAAGGTATGGCTACAGACATCGAGTACCCTTTACCCCAACTTGTATGTCTTTCTGGTTGGTCATCCAGGTGTTGGGAAGACAAGATCCATTCGGGCGGCCCGGAACTATGCATTCGAGGTTCCCGAGTTCCACCTTGCCCCAACCTCGGTTACTGCCGCGAGTTTGGTAGACGCGCTCGTGGACCTCAAGCGTACTATCATCCAACCTGGACTTGAGGCCACCGAGTACAACACCATGATGGTAACCTCGGACGAGCTTGGCACGTTCATGGCCAAGTACGACGAGGAGTTCATTGCACTTATGTGTGCCTTCTACGACGTGGACCTCTACTCCCAATGGCGGCGGGGGAAAGAGTTGAAGATCAAGATCCGCCGTCCGCAGATCTCCATGCTCTGCGGCACCACCCCCGCCAACCTAATGCGGTTCGTTCCAGAGCAAGCATGGGACGGCGGCTTCATGTCCCGCACGTTCCTGATCTGGTCTGACGACCGGAACCTGGTGGACATATTCGAGGCCAAGCCCGGTGTCATTGATAAGGATCTGCTCCACGATCTCCGGCTCGTCAACATGCTCGGCGGCCAGTACAACGCGACGAAGGACTTTAGGGACCTACTCAATTCCTGGAGGGAGGCTAATTGCCACCCGGCCCCTAGCCACCCGAGACTGCTGCATTACAACTCCCGGAGATCAGCGCACTTGCTGAAGCTGTCAATGATCTCGGCGGCTGACAGGGACGCCGGGCTGCTGTTGACCCGCGCCGACTTCGACCGGGCCTACCAATGGCTAACCAGTGCCGAGGCCTTGATGCCAGACATCTTCAAAGCCGGGGCACCCGGTGCGGATGCCCATGCCATAGAGGAGATCCTTCACTTCATCTCCACCGTCGATAAGGGGAAGGGTGTGCCAGAGCAGGTCATCAATAGGTTTGCAATGGAGAGGCTGCCGCTGAACAGCATCCCTAGGGTGATTGCAGTGATGGTCTCGTCGGGGATGATAAAGCGGGTAGGGGAGGATAAGACAACCGGCATGGGTTGGTACAGGCCTACTTAGTCTGCCTAGCCTTGCTTGAAAACAGCAACCAATCCAACGGACCCTTCTTCCTAATGTCACCGCGCAGGAGCAACCGTTCAAGTTCCTTGGCGCTCTGCGGCGTCTGCTCCCTGTTCCTCATATCTATCAGGCCCTTGGCTAAGTTGCCAACGAACTCATTCGATCTCCCCGACAGCGCAAGCAAGGTATTACCGTCCTTGACTATCTGACCAGCATTGTGCCGATTGACGCCCTGCTTGTAAACCTTCCCAGCGTCCTGCCCCATTCTGTACACACGGCTTCCCAGCGAAGTGTAGAGGCCGAACGAAGGCTCATGCCCCTCAAGCATGCCAGTGAACTCACGCACAATCGGCACACCAGCAACGACCTCATGTACTAGACCAGTACCTGCCCAGTGGCCCCAGCTTTCATCTGGATCCGACCCTGCTATCATCTTCTCAATGATAGCAGGCAAGATCACCGACGTTACCACCAGCATGGCCGCCGCCCTACCATGCTTAGCCGCTTCCTCTTTAATCTCCTGGACCTTCTCTGGGTCAAGCTCGTCTGCTGCTTGGCCCTTCAACCGGCTATATTCCTTGGCCCGCCAGTAAGCCTCGTACTGTCGGTTTAGCATCGTGTTGAAGAACGTGTACAGTGAAGTCAACGAGCGCATCACCGGCGTCCCGGTCTGGATCGAGGGCCGTGCAGTTAGCGCCGTCGTTCCATGTGCGTGGGACACTGCTAGGTCCGCCAGATAGACCGCTCGGTTGTGGTCCACTGGTGCAATCCCTGGCTCTCCAGCCCTAGCCTTTCGGTACCGAGCTAGCCACGTTGGCACGGCAGAGGCGAAGTCCAGAAACGAAACCGGGATCGCTCCGATCTCCGCAACCCTCCGACGGATCCCACTTTCGCCAATCATCTCGTTGTACACACCCATTATATTATCGGCGCGGCTTGCCACCCTGGCCTGCAATGCTGTCGAGCTATTCATGGCGAACTTGAGATTGGTCATGTTGGGGTCAAAATCCGTGGCTCCTGCTATCACATTCCGTACCTCGGCCAGGAAATCCTTTGCGCCAACCTCACCAATGCTGTTCACCAACGCTGACAAACCATGCTTGCCCATAGTGCTAACCGACAGCCCAACCAGATCGGAGACTATGTTCTGCCGTACGGCCTCAAGCACATGCTCGACCATCCTCAGCGTCGGGTCCTTAGTGTACTCCGGCCTCATCAACCTCTGCAAGTATGGGTCGAGCATCCCCTTCACAGTCTCGCCGAAGTACCGATTGATCATGTTGCCAAACTTGGCATCGTAGAAGAACTTGCTAGCCTCGGTGACATAAGGCCTGAACGCTATGTTCCGAGCGCGCAACTCCAACTCAGTCTTTATATTGTCGATGTTGAGATCCACCGGATAGATAGCGCCAGTGCGCTCCTTATAATGCCCCGGCGGCGTGGTGGGCCGGATGTTCCGTGGCCCCTCCAAAGGATCGCCCATCTCCTTACCGAACCGAACGTCACGGCTCACTGGATAATACCAGCCGTCTATCACCCCAAATGCAGTCTGGACGGGCCCAGTATCCAACCGGCGGTAGGGCATGTGGCCCATGTCCCGTTCCATCGCAGCTTCATAATCTGCTACCTTGTTGAAGATCTTGCCTACACCCTGCACGAAGTCCCAGTCCCTCTGTGTGGCGTTCCTGTGCACCCAGTCCTTGACCTGATCGGAGTAGGCGTTCTCATCCATCCCCTCTGGCAAGTACCCACGGATCAGCTTGGTCCAGTTGCTGGGGTTCCCCATATGCAGCATAAGGCCCAGCAGCTTCTTACGAGTCATCCTCATCAGGCCACCGTTATCGGGCCGTGTGAACGGGGATCCACTAAGCTGTTCCCTCATCTCCGTGTTGGTATACTTCGGCAGCGCCCTGAGATCCTTACCGAATTCCTGTCGTAGCAGCGAATGGATCGAGCTTGCCTTTGTCCCGTTCTCGATGAACGCTCTAGACATTAGACCCATCGGGTTCCAAGCATCAGCGCGCATGAAGTGGTATTGCAATTGGATAAAGCTATTCCCGATCTTGCTGAACAGGTTCCTAGTCCGCTCGCCCCACACGCCTTCGTCGAGCAGCGGATACGTCCCCATCCTCGACGTTTCCTCTTCCATATGCTCTAAGGTCGAGGTCTTATCCCGCCACTCGTTACCGATCTTCACCCTCTGCTGATTACGACCATGACTTACCAAGTCATCCATGAACTTGTGCAGCGCATTGAACTCGCTCAGCGACAACTTCTCCAGCTCCCGCTTCCCCGGCTCTTCCAGGAAGTCCGGCATATCCAAGCCAGCGTTCTCCTTATTGAGCTTGTCTACAAAGGTCTTTATGTCCTTCTCGGGCTGGGCTGCCAGCTCTCTAGCAAGATCCTGCGGAGTACGCTTGATAGGGATACCAACCTTGTCCATCACCGCATGGAGTATGTTCAAATGCTGCGGTGAGAACTCGACAGACTTGCTCAAGCCCTTTGCCAACTGAACACTTACGGTGACTGCACGTTTGGCGAAGCGCTCTATCAGCTTGTCGAACTTGGCCCTGGCGTCCTCGTAGATCTCAGCTTCCTTACTGGCGCGTATGGCCCGGTATTGTTCCTGCCTTAGCTTAAGGGCTCGTGCCGGATGCTTAGCGGCCAGCTCACCCGAGATCTGCTCCTCGCGCTTAAGCAGCCGTGCTGCCCTACCGGCCCTGCTAGTAGCGGCGGTACTGCTAATATCGCCAATGCGTGTGCCCTGCATTGCCTGGCGCACATCAGCATCGACCACCCTCTGGTCGATTGGCAGCTGCTGCCCTGCCTGCTCAGCAACGCGGAGCATGTCCTCGTGCAGCATCTGGAGCGCACCCTCGCTGTACGCCAGATCGTTGAAAGTTCTCAGGGCCTCCTCTGCTGGTGGATCATACTTGGCTCTCATCCGTGCATCTGTGTAAGCATCAATCACCCTATTGATGTAGTCCTTCATCTTCATTCCGGCCGTGTTCTTGGCCTTGTGCAACTTGCGCAGAGCCTCGACCATATCCGCACCGGACTCGTAGTTGAACAGCGAGGCTATATCATCCGGGTAGACGCCGTCGCCCTTGGTAACGATCTCTGGACCAAGCTCCTCAGCCACCTCCTTGGGCAACCCATAGTACTCAAGCTTCTGGCTCGTGCGCAGCAGATTGTCGACCTCGATCTCTGGTAGGCTTCTCACCTGTTCCTCGATCTGCTTCCGCATATCCGCTCGGTTCGCCTTCCACTCAGCCCTCTGTTCACGCTCTACCCTCGCCGCTTCGCGCTTGGCATAGACCTCGGCCCTGCGTTGCACATCCTCCTTCGCCCACTTGATCAGCGCCTTGAACTGCTTCACAGTGTAGCCGAGGGTGGAGGCCTTATCGAATATCTCCCGATCGGACATACGGGTGACGTCTAGTTCAAGCTGCTGGGGCTGTGGCGCCTTCGGAACCTTTATGGAAGCCTTCTCACCCACCTTAGCACCAGAGATCCGGTCCCCTTCTATAGTCTCAAGGTTGGGGAACATCTCTCTAAGCTGCGGAAGCAGCTGCCTAATACCAGTGACGCCGAACTTGTCCTCTTTGCCTCTACCAACGAAGCCGATCTCCAGCTTCTTGCCGCCATCCTTTTCTATGAAGGTTAGCCTTCCAACCTCATTCCCTTCCTTGTCCACTAGGTTGAAGGCGTGGCCGACCTCCCCATCTGGGTACTGGGTAGGCTCCCCTTCACGCTGAAGGGTTAGCTGCTGAGCGAACTCCTTCTCCCTGCGCCTGATCTTAGGCGCAGTGATACCTTCCTGTTGCCTCTTTATATCCGCCTTTAGCTGCTCTATCTGTGCAGGGAAATCCTTCACCTGCTCCTGGGCGGCCGGTGAAATCTGAGCCCGCTTAACAGCTAGCTCAAGCTGGGCCAGCCTCTTCTTCGCTGCGATAACGTCAAATGGCTCAACTGGCTCCGCCCCAGGCTCAACCGGCGTAGGTAGCTCTGGCCCATGTGCCTCTGGTGGAGGCAGCCCTAGGCGTTCCTCAATCGTTGGTATTCCTGCCGCCGAACGAAGTTGATCGACCTCATCAGCCATCTCCGGCAGCGGCTCCATATCCTCAACTTCGTTCTTGGTGTAGCCGTCCTTGTGCTTCCGCACATTGGGGCGTAGTGCATCCCGGATGTCGGGCTTAAGCCTGAGCCAGTCGCCTAGGGTCAGATGAACGTCCTCGTTGCCCTTCTTCTCAGCGTTGGCAAGTTCCTCAGCGGTGATAATATCTCCAAGCTTGCCATCCCCAGGCGCAGGCTGCTCATCACCGTACAGTTCCCTCACCGATCTGGGGTCGATGCCTAGTCGAACCGGCGGGTGTGCTCCATCAACAAACTCCTCTTGGTAATGCTGCTCATCACGGCCCTTGGTAGCGGTAGCATCCGAGGACTTCTCTGCGCTCTCTAATGTCTTTTCAAAGCCCTTGGCATCCTCTTGCCTAAGAGTATCGGCGACCTTGTTAACCCCATGGGGCGGGGACTTACCGGCTCTGAGATACGCCGCCCCAACGCCGAACATAGACGCTGCACCTATGGCGTAGTAGTCAATGACATCTTGGTCCCAGCCAGTAACCTCGGATAACGGCTGAGAGCCGAATGTCTGCCAACCAGCCCAACCAGCCGCTGCTGGAGGGAGTATCTGGATCAAGCCGGTAAGGGAATTGAAGGCATCCGCAATTGGCTTGATGATCCGGGTACCGATCTCGGCCCTCTCAGCCTCCGCTGGGGTCATTGCACCAGATTGAACTAGGAGTTCCTTAGCTCCTTTGTTCAACTCCAGCCGCTGCCTGGAGGGCTTGACCGCCTCGCCAACCTCAACCCCAACATCCCTAAAACCCTGGAAGGCATTAGTGTAGACATTCTGGAAGTTTTCCCAGAACCCCTTCTGCGCCACCTTGCCAATGTCTTGAGAAGCGAGGTCGAGTGCGCCCCAGTCATCGCCAGAGATCTGCGCCGACAGTGGATGACCACTAGCATAGTCTCGTAGTACCCCACTAGACTTCAGCAAGTTGGTTGTCAACGCGCCCCGATAGGCGTTATCAAAGGTCTCTAAATCGCTATTGACGGTGGCTGGCCCAATGCCTGTACCACGGCTGATCTGTAAGGACCTAGCAGCGTCGTCTGGGTTCTTCTCCTGCGCATCCCGAGCGCGCATAAAGGTGTTCTGGGTATCCTGAACCAGCCGATCCTGGAAGTTGTAGATGACGTCGCTCACTTGGATGCTTCCTTAGTAGTCGGTTCCTTCTTGAAAGGCACCGTCTTAACAGGAGTGGGCCCTTGTCTTGGCGCGCCGTACAGCTCATCGAACTGGCCCCGTACATGGGTCCTCCAGATCTCCTTGTCCGACGGCTCGTATCCGTGCTCTTTCATAAACTCTTCCTTGATCTTATCCTGTTGGTTTGAAGGAATTACTTGGTTCATTACATTATGCGCCGTTGGCCCAAACATCCAGTTGAGCGCAGAGGAGAAAGGATCTTGTGGGAAACCGATAGCACGGGAGGGTAGCTCTGGGATCCAGCCCGGAGTAATGATCCGGTTGCGCAGCACCATCGGACCGATCTCCTTAAGAACTTGTTCCTGCGTTGGTGACAGGCCCTTGTGTGCCTTGGTCCAAGATGCTAAGGCCTCGTGCACGGCGCCGGTGAACGTATCGTACGCATCCTGGTTCTGCGTGGTTCTGGTACGTATCCCCTGTTCAACCATCATGGCTGTGAGGCCTGGGTCGTTCCCCATCCAGCCAATGGCTCTCCGCGTCTCTGGGTTCTGGTCGCCCTTGCGCAGCTTTGCCTTCTCAGCGGCAAAGTGCTTCTTGGAAGTAAAGGTCAGCTTGTCGTTGGCCTCAGTATTCTCGTCTATGAACTGCTCTGGGTGGTTATCTGCAAGGCCCTGTATCCGTTGGTATTCCTGCTGATCGTCGTGCGTTACTCTGGCGCGATTGAAGCTGCTTAGCAACGCCGTTTTCCAGGCAGCGTCGCTCGTCCCTAGCCGCTCCCAGGCCTTCGCCAGTCCATCCACCTGATCGCCCTTAGCCAGCAGATCCTGTTCGGTGTATATATTGTCGGGGTCCAGTGCCACCGCTTCATTGACCGTTTCCTTATCCTTCCTCTTCTGGTCAGTCTCCACCGCCTCGTACTTACGATGCTGCCCCATGACAGCGTTCTCTACCTTAAAGGCGCCAGCGTCGTCGTCGGGCCTAATGCTCCTAAACCAGCTCACGGCCCTATTGATCTTCTCCCGTTCCGTCGGTGGTTCCCACTTCTTCAACGGCTTGCCCTGTTCCCCGGCGGCCAGAGAATAATGCCCTAGGTCCTTCTCCCCCAGCTGAGCATGCTCAGGCCCAAGTATCACGCCCTCCTTCTCGGCGGCGGCGAATATGTACTTCTCAATCGCTTTATAGGCCTCTCTATCTTTGTAGTTGGGGTTGCCTTTGGCATCGAGTGGCACAACGTCGAACGCCGCCCCTCGTGTATGGTTGCTGTTCATAGTCCAGCTGACGCCCCTACGAACTAGCTCAGCCTGCTCCTCAGGCGTCCGCATCCCACCCTTGTCACCGATGGTGAACCGGATCCCATCAACCTCGGCCATCTTCTGGGCTGTCTGGAACACTCGCGTTAGCCGCTCGTCCACCCCATCGAACTTTAGTATATCCGCTGGCTTCATGTAGGGCGCAAAGTCAGCAGTGACGGCATGGGCACCTTGAGCAGCAAGCATCGTGGTAAACTTATCCGTTACCAGCTTGTCAAGCGTGTCTACGTCCTGCCCAAGGATATCGCCCCTGTGCGCCTCAAGCATCCTCATAGCGCCCTCTTGGTCCTTGTTCGACTTACCCTTAATCCTCGTGGACCATATATCGCTATTCCACGCGGCGTAGTCATGCTTACGATTGTCACTTCCTACTGGCTCGCCTTTGAAGTCGCCTAGCTGCCTCAGGACCCCTGCTGCTTGCGCGGTGAGTTCATTCCATAGCTGCTCGTTATCTGGATCCTGTTGTATCTGGTTCTTGATGCTGTCGAGTTGGTTGGTCAACGTAGAGACCTGCCACTTCCGACCCTCAGTCTGGGCGTGGGTGGCACCGGCAAAGATAGAACCTCTCATTGCTGCGGCAGTTTGTCCATCCACCAGCCGCGCAACCATCTTGTTGCTGGCTCTGGACTTAGCACCCTCATATACGCCCTTGAGGGCATCCTGGTAGGCATTAAGCCCGTCAGCGGCTTCCTTGCCCTGCTTCACGCTATAGCCCACACGCAGATTGGACATCTGTAGCTCGGCGTCGTTGGAGATCTCCCTAGCCTCGGCCTCGTTGTCGAGCTGCTTCATTGCCACGGCGCGGTTGAACAACTCGTTCCCCGCGCCCTCGACCATTGTGCCAACATGGGAAATGGCGTTGGCAACGTTGGTGCCGAACGCATCCTCCGTGGCGCGGACGTTGAAGCCCGTCGCACCTGATGAGGCTATGGGCTGCTCAGTCGACCAAGGCTGATAAGGTATCTTTGCCATTATCCTGTGTTCCAATCTGACCAATCGCCACTGCTGCCGCCGCCCCAAAGCCCAGCCGTCTTCCCAGCCTGCCACTTGCTGGCCGTGCTACTGGCTGCACCAAGCAACGAGCCCGCTGCTCCTATGAGCCCGGCCGTTCGGCTAGTGCTGGCGGCGTACTTATCCAACGTGGCCTCGGCATCTTTCGCCGCAGCGTCGACCTGGTATCCATAGGCTATCTTGGCGGCATTGGAGCGGATGATGCTCGTGTCCTGCTGAGCGATCTTGAACATGCCATCGCGCACAGCAGCCGCAGAGCCGGAGCTAACATCCAGACCAGACGCGCCTTGATCCGCCCTCGCCTGCCCAATCTGGAACCGGGCCTTCATCCCAGACTGCTGGGCCTTGACCTCCCCAGCATACAGGGCGTACTGCGCGTTCTG